TTTAGAAGTTGTTAAAACGGAGAAAAAAGAATGGGAAAGAAAAGCGGAGGAGGAACTCCTCCAACTCAACAAGTAGAGTCTAGGACATATCAAAGTAGACTGCCTGAGTACGCTGCACCTTTCTACAAAAATCTTGTAGGAAGAGCGCAAGCATTATCTTATGAGGATTACATTCCTTATGAGGCTCCTCGTGTTGCCGGATTCTCTCCTGAAAGCATTGGAGCGCAAGAAGGTATAAAAGCTTTAGCTAGTAGAGACTTGCCCGGAATAGCACAAGCTAGAAACATAGCTGGTATGGCAGCTACTGCTGGACCTTTAATGACACAGTCAGGTTATCAAGCCGGACCTATACAAAGTCAATATGGTGGATCAAATATACGTAGTAGGTTTCAAGGCGCACCAGTAAGAAGCACTTATGGTGGAAGTCCTATACAAAGTCAGTATCAAGCAGGTCCTATAAGAAGTACATATGCAGCAGCACCTATAAGATCAGGTGTTCAAGGTTTTGGACCTGAAGCATATATGGGAGCATCAAGAGGTTTTGATGATAGATCAGCACAAAGATATATGAATCCATATCTAAGCAATGTTCTTGATAGACAACAACAAAGAGCAACAGATAGATTTGGTGAACAAAGAGCGCAAAGAAATCAACAAGCAATACAAGCTGGTGCATTTGGTGGAAGCAGACAAGGCGTGCAAGATGCAATAGCACAAAGAGAACTTAACGAATCATTACAAGATATAGAAGCAAAAGGATTGTCTACTGCGTTTACACAGGCTCAACAACAATTCGAAAGAGACAGAGCAGCTAGATTCCAAGGACTTACATCAGCAGATGCAGGTCAATTAGCACTAGCAAAACAAAGAACATCAGAGCAAATAGCAACAGAAGATGCTAAAAGACAAGCAGCATCACAAAATCTACAGGCGCAAATAGCACAACAAAAAGCATTTGAAGCAGCTGGTGGTCAATCATTGCAAGCACAGATAGCACAAATGAAAGGACTATCTGATGCAGACTCAAGAAGACTACAGGCTCAAATAGCCCAAGGTAAATTTGGTCAAGCTGCTGGACAAATGGATTTAGAATCACAAATAGCACGTGATAGAACTTTACAGGCTGCACAACAATATAGCTTACAGGCTCAGATTGCCCAAGATAAAGCTATGCAACAACAAGGTAGAATGGCATTGGATTCACAACTTGCTAATCAAAAAGCAATGGAAGCTGCATATGGTAGAGGATTAAAAGGATCACAACTATTAGCAGGTCTTGATAAATCAGAACAAGCATTAGATTTACAAAGATTAAAAGCTTTATCAGATGTAGGTGGACAGAGACAAGCCTTAATGCAGAGAGCATATGATCAACAGTATGAGGACTTCTTAGCACAAAGAGAATATCCTTATCAACAACTTGAAAGATATAGTGCCATACTACAAGGTATGCCAGCGCAACCAAGTTTTTCAGAAAGAAGGTTTGGACAAGCAGCTAATCCTACGGCACAATTATTAAACACAGGACTAGGTGCATATGGAGCATTTAGAGGAATGGGCGGAGGAGGCTAATGATAGATAATAATATTAACAATTTAATATCTATGGCTGAGAAACAATCAGACCAGCGTTTAGCACAAGAATTAAATCCACAAACAGAAACTGGACTGCTTGGTCCTGCATTTATATCTGCTTCTGAGTTAGCTTATAGACAAAAAGTTAGAGAAGAATCACAAGCACAACCGAATCAAAATCCACCGATAGTTCAACAGTTAGCACAACAAGCTATGCCACAGCCTATGCCTATGCAGCAACCTATGCCTATGCAACAGCCTATGCCACCACAACAGATGCCACAACAACCTATGGCACCACAAGGTTTTGCAATGGGTGGTCTTATAAAGATGGCTAATGGTGGTATGCCTCCAATGACATCTGGAAATCCTTTTAATAATCTTGTTGCAGGAATGCCTACAAGTGTAATGGGTAATTATCCATTTACTTATGATGGTAGTGGTAGAATTGCACAAGATTCTTTTGAACTTGATCCTATATTCAATCAACCTATAGATGATACACCTGTAGATTTACAAGACACTAGTTCTTTTATGCCACAATCTATGCCAGATTCAAACATTATGATAGATGAATCTTTAGCAAGGCTTGAAAGAGAACAAAAAAGACAACCAGTATTTTTGCAAAATGTAGGACAAAGCATAGCTGATTTTAGTAATAGAATACAAACAAGAGTAGATGCTAGAAGAGAAGCTGAAGCAGAAAGAAAAAGAAAAGAAAGTATAGTTGTAGATCAAGACAGATTATTACAAGGATTAAATCCAAGGCAAGCTAGTAATATACCTATACCTGATTTGCAAATTAAAGACGCATCTATTGCAGGACCTGCTACTTCTAAAGATATACAAGACTCAATACAAGCAAATAGTGGAAGTGCAGGTGTATTAACTCCATCTACAGGAACTACCCCTTTGGCAACTACTGCTACAGGAACACCATTAACACAAGCACAACTAATAAATAAAGCACGAGCAAGTAGTAGTCCTTTGATACCACCATCAACTACAGCTACAGGCACATCAGTTGTATCAGTACCTACTACTGGGGTAAGTAAAGCAGCTAAACAAGATGCAGCTTATGCAGCTTCATCAGATTATGAAACTTTAATACAACAGTCTATTGATAAAATGACTGATGACAAAGGTAAAATGCAAAATAAATGGTTACGTATTGCAGCTGGTGCATTTAATGCAGCACAAAAAGGTTCACCAACTTTACTAGGTGGACTTGCTGATCTTGGTTCTGGAGTTACAGAACAACTTTTAGCTTTAGATAAAGACGAACAAAAACAAGCACAAGAATTATTTGCTTTGTATTCTGCTAGAGAAAAAATTAGATACGATAGATATTCTACACAACGTGATTTTGATAAAGATAGACAAACTAGATTATCTGATAGTATTAAAAATTATAATGCAGACCTTGCTAGATATCTTAATACAGATATAACTAAAGATATGACTAAGAGAGAAGCAGAAGCTATAACAGCTATTACATATGCAGATCAAGGAGTAAAACCAGCACAAGGTAATTACGGAAGGTTTGTAAAAGAAATACAAGGTATAGTTAATGATATAAATGCAAGTGATCCTGATTTAACAGACGATGCATTTGCATCAATACTTGATGAACGTATTAAAGCTGATAAAGCATTATCTATAGTTTATGATAATTACACTGATAGAGGAACTTTAGGAGTCGAAGACTGGCTAAATGAAACACTAACCATATAGAGGATATAGTATAAATATATAAGATGGCAGACGAACCTAGAAACACACCAAATCCTTTTGAGATATTTGGTTCAACTACTGGCAATACACCTGATCCATTTGACATATTTGATACATATCAAAGACCTCCTACCCAAGACAATACATCTAATCAACTAGGTACTGATAAAGTTAATGACAGGTCATTACCTATATTTGGTCTTGCTACAAATAATTTTACTCCTGACGAAAACGATTGGATAGATAGCGTTATAGCTGCACCTAGAGGTGTACTACGTGGTGCTGCAAGAACTATACCTTTATTGGGTGAAGGTGTGTGGGGTTTACTTGATCTAGCAACCAACCTTTCAGGTCAAGAAGATTGGCTAAATCCTAGAGAGAGTGCATTTGTATCTAGGATGGATGAATTGCGTGATGCTATTGGTGCAGAAGATAGTGTAGCTGGTAGAACAGGTGAAGCTTTAGGAAGCATATTGGGTTTTGTAGGCACAACTGTATTAACAGGTGGTTCTGGAGCAGCAACAAGATTAGGTGCTGGTTATAATGCATTAAAAGCTGGGGAGTTGACAGCTGGAGCAGCTACTAAAGGTTTAGCATCAGCTATGCAATTAGCAGCACCGGGTTCCGCTATTGGTGTAGCAGAAGCTAGTGGCAGAATGCGTGAGTATGAGGCTGAAACAGGAGAAGATTTATCTGTTGCCGATAGAAACTTAGTATATGCATTAGGTGTACCTTTAGGTGCAACAGAGATATTACCTATAGTAAGACCATTATCCATATTATTATCAAAGATAACTAAACGAGGATTGCCTAAAGAAACCATTGACACCTACATGGACTTGGCAAGGTCAGCAGTTATAACGGGTACAGCAGAGGGAGCGCAAGAAGCATTAGCAAGCATAGGTCAAGATGCTATTGAAAAAGGAGTCTACAACGAATCAGCATCTATAGGTGATTCTATAGCATCAGAGTTTGGATATGGTGGTGGTGCTGGTGCTATCTTTGACTTAGGTGTTAACTTACTTACTAAAGGTAGACCAAAAGGAGGTAGACCGGTTGGACCTATTGAAGATGAAAGCGATGGATTAACTGGTGAAGAGACAGGAGAGGTAGAAGATGCATCTACTACAGATGTAGGAAGGACTAGTACAGTAAGAGACTTTACTGGTAGCGAAGAAATAGTATTAAAGGATGAGTTTGTAATACCTACAGAAAAAGAACCATCACCTATTATATCTCCTGTTATAAAAGGAAAAACTGCAACAGAAACTAAAGAAGAAAAATTAAAAGAAATAGAAGCTGAACTACAAGAACTAGACAATTTAAAAAACCCAGACGATGTAGCTAATTTATTAGATATTAATTCTCCAGAGTATCAGGCTATAAATCATAGAATTGAAGCTTTAAAGGTGTTACGTAATGTATTGCAGAGTGGTGGAAAAAACAAAGATAAAGCATTTAATGAAACAACTCTTGATGAATTTATAGAAGCCCATATAGAAGAGCAACAACAAAATGATTTTCGTTTGCAAAATGCTAAAACATTAAATGATTCAGAAACAACAAACTTAAAAGAAAGAACCAAACAGAATGCGCAAAGAAGAAAAGAAGCAAGAGAAAACATACTTATAGACCCAGCATTTTTAGACCCAGCATCTTTAAATCAAGATGTATTAACACCAACAGCAACAGGCTTGCAAGCAGAAATAGAAGCACAAGCACAAACATTTAAAGATGAAGTGCCTACGATACCTGATGTAGAAGAACAAATAAAAACTGAAGCAGTAAGACAACAACTACAAGAAGTTAATCCTGAGTTACAAGCTAATCTTGAACAAGAAGTACAACTTGAAAGACAGATACAAGAGTTAGAAGATGCAGATCAATTAACAGAAGCTGATGTATTAAAAGAACAAATAGATACAGTAAAAAAGAAACAAGTAGAATTAATTAAAAAAGAAAAAGTACCTGTTAAAAGAAGTAGATTAATACAAACTTTTAATAGACCTGATGGTGAATCTTTTACTGCAAGATTTCCTGATAGAGAAAGTATTGATGCATATTCAAATAAAAATGTAGTAAAAACAAAGAACAAACTTAATATAACTACACCTGCATACAGTCAATTTAAAAATAAATACGATGATTATGTAACAGAAGAAGTTAACTCAGCATACAAATCTGATACAAGAGACTTCAAACTACAGAGTTTTAAAGACTTTGTTGCACAAGAACAAGCCACAGTACAAACTGAAGATATATTAAGTCAGGCAAATTTTAAGAATATAGATACAAACAATGATGCGTTTAAACGATTTTTATTTTTAAACACTAAGAAAACAAATATAAAAGATTTAACTGGTTTACAAAGAAGAAGTATCTTTAGACAAATAGAAGCATTACCTACACAAACTGCAACCAAAACAAGTATTGATAAAGCTTTTAGTGAAAGTATAGATAACAGGCAAGCCTTTAGTAAGAATGAAGCTATCAAAGAAAGAACTAAAGAGTTACAAAATAAATACAACACAAACCAATTACTAGATATAGCTAAATCTAGTGGAGTAAGTGAAGAGTTTATACAAGATACTGTAGGGCAAAGAGATAAAGCAACTATAGCTAGAGGTATAGCTAGAAGAGAAATTAATAATCAGATATCAGCAGAAGAAAACTACGAACAAGTAGCAGTAAGAACTGTACCTAATGTACAAGTAAGAAAAGTAAAAACAAAAGCATCTGATCAAGCTAAAGGATTCCAACAATATAGCGTTTTATATCCTGATGACACAGTATTAAAAACTTTAATCCCAGCAAATATAGATGTAACAGACGCAAAAGAACAAGCAGCAAGGCAAACTTTTGCACAGAGAGTAGAAAAATTAGAGCAAGAAAATACTAAAATAAAAGAAGCACCTGATGCATCACAACAAGATTACATACAGGCTGTTAATAACTCATTGTTTAAACGTACTAATCCTTTAGCAGAGTTACTTGCTATAGCTGGACCGCAAGTTAAACAAAGCAGAACTCCAGCAATACAAACTGAACAAGTACAACAATTAATAGAAGAAGCACCTGAATTAGAAGTACCTGACATATCAGGCATTAACTATTCAGGAAACTTATATAAGTTTAAAGACAATATAAATGCCAGTGATCTTGTAATGAATTTAAAACGTATAGTAAAAAGAACTATGCCTGATGCAGATGTGCGTGCAGTAGATAATTTATTTGATGAAGAAGGTAATGAAGTAGCCGGTGTAACTATTGGTGACATGATAGCTATAAATTTAGAAACAAACCCTGAGAGTGGTAGACCTAGATTTGCTTCACCTACAGACACTGTGTATCACGAAGCTGTGCATTACTTTATAAATAATAATTATTTTAAACCAGAAGTATTACAAATTTTAGCCGAGAATCAACAACGAATATTTGATATTGCTAATTCAAGATTAAAACAAGGCGAAGATCAAACTGCAACTGTACAAAATTTTGAGGAAGCTGTTGCTGTAGCATCAGGATATTACAACGAACAAAAACTACAAGGCAGAATTCCTTTTGAATTTACACCGGGAATTAGAAGAGTATTTGAACCTATCTTTAAATTTTTTAATCAAGTTTCTAAATATTTTAGTGGCAAAAAATACAGAAGATTAGAAGATGTATTTGATGCAATTAGAACAGGTGATTTATATCAAGATGCAGTAGACAACCCTAGAATACTTAGTCCACCTCAACAACAATTTTCTGATGAACTGTTTAAACGAACTGGTTATGTTGGATCATATAAAGGCGGACCATTAACTGAAGACATGAATCTTGATTATGATGCAGAAAGGAACATGACACCTTTATATAGCAGATCACCTTCTTTTGGGCTTGTAGAATTAAAGACTAGTAAGATGGGTCAAAGAATTGATAGGTTACAAGAGGCTGTGGATAACACTAAAACTAAATCTACTAAAGCAGACAAATGGTTAACAACTAATAAACAAGGACAAGAGTTGCTTACAGGTTCTAATATACCTTTTAATAAACTTTATTTACAAGACACAAGATTAGAAGAATGGTTAGCAGAACAAGTAAATAAAGATGGTGTACCAAGAGAAGTAAACATAGATGAAATAAAAAACTATCTTAAAACTAATACTGGTTTTATATCTATGCAAATGACAGGTGGTGATATTACAACTTATGTAAGAGCAACCAATCTTGATGAACAACAAACTATAAAATATTATCAAGATGAAATAAAAAATAACTCTACATCTTTAAATATACTTACATCAGGTGTGCAATCACATTTAGTAAATCAAGATGCAATTTATAAGAAATTAAAAGAAGAGTTTTATACAGGTCCAGATGATCAAGCATCAGGAGCATTTTATAATTTAACTAGAAATTTAGATGAAATAGAAAAGTCTTATAAAAAATTAAACTTATCAATGAAACTTCCCATAGAAAGAAACTTTGATATTTTAAGACAAGCATTAAATGTAGAAACTAAATCACCTGATTTTATTTTTTCAGATTCTAAAGCTGGCGATATTGAAATAGCAATTAATCAATTAACTGTATCAGGACAGTTGCTACAAGATAAAGATGCTTTAAGAAAAGCTGACCCTGATGGTTACTTAGAAAAATTTTTAGTAGCTTTAGAAAACAATCAAATTGTTAGTGATCCTGTTATAGAAATCTTAGATGAAATAAATGCAGATTCATTTGATGGTGGTGGTAGATATACTAAATTAGATATACAAGACAACAAATTAACTCAGTTAATTAATGCAAGAAATTCAGCAAAAAGATCATATGAATATTTTTCAAAGTTACTATATGGGGAAGGCGCACTAGGAGAATTAAATCCAACTATTAGGTCTTCATATAATCCTGCTGCATATCAAACAACTCCCGGATTTAATATAGATACTACGAGTGGAAAATTTACTGACATACAAAGACTAGCATTCAAAGCTTTAAAAGATGGTAATCCTAATAAATCAGAAGGACAAATATTAACTGAACAAGTCCAAGGTATACCACAAGAAGTTAAAAATTTAACAGAAGAAGAGTTAGCAGAGTTTACACGTACACGTACTTTTGGAGAAGAGTCTGAGTATGGAACTACAGTACAAGTAGAAAATAGTAGAAACATTGTTTACTCTTGGAATCCGGGACCTTCACAAGAACAAAAAGGTTATTATCAAAATCCACATTTTCCTAATGGCACACGTAATGCTTTTGTACACGCTAGAGTCAAAGATGTTTATATATTAGATGATAACAATACACTTAGAAAAATTTTATTTATAGATGAAGTTCAATCTGATATGTATGCAGATGTTAAAAGAGCCATAGATAAATATCTTAAAGAATTAAATGTTGGTGATCCTAGAAAAGAAGCAGGAGCATCTGCCTTAACAGAAGCAGAGGTTAAAGAAGCATTAGAAGGGTACCCTACTACTAAAGATATGCCAGCTATACCGCTAATAGGATTTCCTAATCCTAACTTTAATAAGTGGCAAGATTTTATTATTGAAGAAATGAATATGCTTGCTGTTAACGAAGGATTTGATGGCATAGCTATTGCAAGTACAGCAATACAAGCAGAAAGAAATGGTAATAATTTAAAAAATAATTTTAACTTTCTAAGTTTTTATCCTTCAGTTAGTCCAAGAGATATTGGTATTAGTTTAAGTACGGAATTAACTCATCTTCCTTCTGGACAAAAAGTAGAAGAAAGTTCTTTGCTACAACAAGGATATGTAACACAAGAGGAAATAAATCAAGATAATCCTTCTAATCCTAAACAGACTATAAGTGCAGCTGCACAATATTTTGCAGATGTATTTACAAGAGATACTAATTCATATGAGTTTCAAACATATGTAAATTATGCTCGTTTAGTTGGCATGACAGATGGATTCATTAGTCAAGATATGACTTTATCTTTAGAAGATTCTAATCCAATACGTCAACATTATGTAAATGCTTCTAATTATTTAGGTAGTGGTAACACAGAAAGTTTAGTTGGAAGTGTATCTTCTATATTGCCAAATGATTTAGCTAATTTAATAAAAGGTCAAATACAAAATGGTATTAGACCAAACATGCAAAGACCTGATATCAATGTTATTACACAAGAAGAAGCTAGATTAGACCAAAATAATAATTTAACTATTGATACTTCAAGACTACTACGTAATGCAGGTAATCAACCAGCCATAGGTGCTGGCTATATAAACTTAAGAAAGTTAACTACTAATCAAACAGAACAATTCTTTTCTAAATCAGGATGGGATATATACAGCAATACTTATCCTAATAAAATTAAAAAGTCTTTAGATAAACTAGGTGTTAAATATGAAACACAAGGTCAATCTGTTAAACAAATAATACAAGATATATTTGGTGCAGATTCAGATGTAACTATAAACAATGTAGGAGATAGAGACTTTCATTCTAATAGACAATATCAAGCACCATATGATGAGTTAGTAGAGCAAGAACAATTTACTATAGATGAAATTATATTTAGAACTAAAGCTGAAATAGATGCAAGAAAAGGTAAACCTTTATTATTACAAACAGCTTTTAGAAATAATTCAAGATTGCTTTACAAAGGTGAACCAACTAAAAAACATTTATCAAGATTTAATGTACCTATATTTACTTTTGATAGTAATGAGCAAGTAGTAAAAAATCCAGCTAAGTATTCAAGCACACCATCTGATGCACAAAAAGCTAGTTATTGGAAAAGGATTACAGGATTCTTAGGCAACTTATCTCAAACTAAATACTTTAGTGGACTTGGTGGATTACCACAGTTAAAAGAGTTTATGAACTTACGTTATAGAACTGCTGGTGATATAAGACTAGCAGAGAAAGTAGCTGTAGATATGTATAACGATCTTGGTCCATATCTTAATCCTAAGAAAACAAACAAGAGTGAACAAGAGTTTAAACGTAATAGACGTGAGTTTAATTCATACATAGAAGGTGGTGTAGATGCAGATGCCTCACTTATAACCGATGAAAACCTACGTAAAGTTGCAGTAAAAACTAAAAAAGCAATAGATAGAGTAGGTGTTTTATTAGTTAATAATGGTTTGCTACCAACATCAAAGTTTGAAGAAAATAGAGGAAGCTATCTGCCTAAGTTATATATGAAATATATACTTGATAATCCAAGTGGACAAAAACTAGCATACTTAAAGAAAAGAAAAGAATTAACAGACGAAACTAGAATGATACTCGGAGACATACAAGAATTGTCACCTGAGTATAGAGTATTAGCTGGTATACAAAGACCTTTAAGAGATATGGCTATATTAGATTTTTTTAATCAAGTTTCTAAGAATCAAAATTGGGCATTGCGTGATAAAGATATGCTTGTTGCAATAGAACAAGATGGTCAAACACAAAAGGTAAGTGCCTTGTGGTTACTCGAAGAATCAAAAAGATTGAGAGAACAAGCTGATTATTTTAGACAAGGCGAACCAGAACAAGCTGCAAGAATGGAATCATTAGCTAAACAATATGAAGATTTAGGCAAGCCAGTTGCAGAGTCATTAGGATATGGCAATGATAATCCTATTGATGACAGGTTTAAAAGACTACCTACAAGTAAACAATACGGAATGCTTAGAGGTGTTGCTGTAAGAAAAGAAATATACGATGACGTAGTAGGTACTTTTAGTATGGGTGATACTGATAATGCATTTAGTAAAACTATAGCTGCTTTAGAAAAAGGAACAAGTATATGGAAGCTTCTTAAAGTACCATTGAATCCACCTACAGTAGTACGTAACGTAGGTTCTAACATGATACTTATGAATCTTGTAGGAGGTATACCTATACATAAAGTTATACCAAGAATGAGACAAGCTATTGAACAAATAAGAACTGATGGTAAGTATTGGAAGATAGCAGAAGACTTTGGCATACAAGGAACAGGGTTTACAGATGCTGAAATGTATAGAGTAAGTGAAGAGTATTTAGATTTATTACAAGAACAAGATGCATTAGGACCCGTAGCTAAATTTTTTAGATTGCCAAAAATATTAGTACAAAAAACATTTAAGAAAGCTGGAGATATATATCAATTTACTGAGTCAGTAGGTAAGACAGCTATCATAATAGATGCAATGGAAAGACAAGGCATGACAGACTTTGATGCTTTTATGTTGGCACAAAAATCTTTATTTGATTATTCAGATGTACCAGCAGCTGGTAAATTATTTAGGAAAGCACCAATAGGTATGCCTTTCTTTACATTTTATTACAAAGCTTTTCCAGCATTAGTAGAGACTGCTATTAATCATCCATTTAGATTTGCACCATATGTAGCATTATCTGCTGGTCTTACTGCACTATCTGCATATGCATTTGGTTTTGAAGATGATGAAGAAAAAAAATTACAGAAAGGTTTAGAGCCTTGGCTTGCAAAAAGAACTGGTGTTTATGTATTGCCATACAAAGATTCTGAAGGCAGATATCAATTTTTAGATATAGGTTATTTCTTTCCTTGGACTATGTATACAGATGTAGTGAGGGATGCTGCTAATGGTGATTTTTTTGAAGCACAAAGAACAACAGGATTTTTATCAGGACCTTTTGCAGATATATTCTTAGCAATAAAAACAAACAAAGACCCGTTTACACAGAGAACAATATGGGATGAACGTGATCCTGTAGAAGATAGAATACAAAATACATTGTGGTATATGTATAGTTTAGGTATGCCATCATGGTTAACACCTAATGGTGCTATAAGTAAAACTGCTAAAGCATTACAAGATATACCTAGACCTACAGGATCACCATCAGATACTGTGCCACAAGCATTGCTAAGATTTGTTGGAGTAAATGTTTATGGACTTGATCCTGTAGAAACAAGAAATAGAAATGTTAAAAAAATGAGACAAGAAATTCTTGATGTACAACAGAGATTTAAATATGCAATGGCTAATAAATCTTACACAGAAGAAAAGAAAGAAAGATTAAGAGTGAAGTACATGCAAATGATAAAAGAAAAAGTAAATTTACTACAACAATATAAAATAGATACAGCTATACCAAGACATATATTAGAAAGGGAGAGTAAGTTCCAAGATGGATAGAGATAAATTAGTAAAAGAAATAATACAAGACGAAGGGTTTGAGTATGAGATATACCTAGATCATCTAGGTTATCCTACGTTTGGAGTAGGTCATTTAATAATACCTAAAGATGAAGAATACAGAATGGATGTAGGTACGCCAGTATCTGAAGAAAGAATACTACAGTGTTTAAACGCTGACATAGATATAGTATGTATGGAGTTAGATAGAAACATGTCATGGTGGAAAGACTTAGATGATAATAAACAAAGGGTCATGGCGAACATGGCTTTTAATCTAGGTCTACCTAGATTGGGAGGTTTCAAAAAATTTTTGAAGGCTATGGAGGAAGGAGATTTCCAAACAGCCTCTGTCGAAATGATGGACAGCAGGTGGGCTACACAGGTAGGTGACAGAGCGAAAAGATTAAGAGATAGAGTATCAGCATGACAGAAGCATTTGATCTGATAGCTAAGTTAGGACTGCCTATAGCTAGTGGATTAATCATGGCTTTCTTTATATTCCTAGTAATGAAACAACTTATGGATGGTCTAGTAGATGAGATCAAAACTATAGAGGGTATATCTAAGATGCTTATAACTAGAGCATCAACAATGAACAACGATATTATACGTATAGATACCAGTGTATCTAGCGCACTTAACATGTCACCAGACTTAGAACGGATAGCTAGAGCAGAGAACTTCGTAGAGGATGGCAGTATAGATGCAAGGCGAGACTGATGGATATAGCAAAGATAGTACAAGACTTTGGTTTTCCTGTGGTTATGGTCGTAGGTCTAGGGTATTTCGTATACTTTGTTTGGCAAACTATAACCAATAGGATAGACCCAGCAGTTGCCGAAATGAAAACGACAATCATCAGGCTTACCGACCAGCTTAGATTGCTAGATCAAGACATGATACGTCTACAGCAGAAGGTCAATACAGTTTTAGAACTAAGAGAACAAGAGAAAAATAATGAACAAAGAAAAAATTAAACAAATAGAAGAAGAACAATTAGTTTCTATAGACAATGTAATATTTGAACCTATGCCTAAAAGACCTTTTCCACGAGACAAGTATATCTATGAAGACGAAAGGTTTAATTCTGAACAGGATTGGATTTATCTAAATAAATTAGGTAGGACTATAGAAATAACCTCTTGTTCATTTATTTTATTATCTTTGATTGGGTTATTAGCGGTTTTTGTTTGGGTAAAATTTTAAGGAGTAAACATGGCAAGAAAAAAACAAATATCTAAAAGACAAAAAGTTTTTAATTTTATTGATACCTCAATAGATTTATTACAGTTAAATTGGAAAAGATATGCAGTAACTGGTTGCATTTTGTTCGCATTTAGTTGTCTTGGTTATATAACTTTTTATTGGATAGATACAGTTGAAAGCGTAGATTTAGTAATTACTTATCTATAAAAATCATGCCTTCTAAACGTCCTGATGAAGTATTGCTGATAGCTTCC